CTTGCCAGTCACGCCTTCAACCGCCGCCGTAGCCTTTTCAGCCGCGTCGGAAATGACAGGCACCGCGCCCTCGGTAGTGTTCCCCCCCCTGGTTACAATGTTCACATCGCACCCCGCGCACAAAATCAGAGCTGCAACTATCAGATATTTCCTCATGACAATTTATCCTTATCCCGGACCTAAAAAAATGCAGTAGGTCACAACCACCCACAAAATGAGAAATACGACCTCCCCGATTTTGGTCATCGTGTCACCGGGATAAATGCGCCGCCGCCAGGCTTATCCCGCTCCATCTCTTCGTGATTGCGATAAAACGGAACGACATTCAAAACCTTGTTTCTGATTTCGCGCCGCTCAAATTCCGGATTAAGCGTTACGCCGCCAATTGCGCCGACTTGCCCGACCTCAATTACCGTATGGTCAACGCCTAGTGTTATCCATGCGTCAAGCCATGCGGCCAAAACTGTTTCCACGGCGTCAGTCATAGCAGTCAGATGATCCGTGATCCGCTGTTTCGCTTGACGTTGCGAGGCGTCAACCGTAATCGGAGTTGCCAGAATATTATCCGGCGGTGATAACCTGTTGATCGTCGCGTAGTACGGCACCTCTAGGATATCGTACAATGCGATTTCCTGTTCCGTTGACAATGCCACAATGCCCCCCTATCCCCGGACGCCGATGAATGGCTCAAGGTCGAGCATAACCTGTGGCCTGATTTCAATAGCCGCCGGAATGTCAACTTTTGATATGCCTTCGAGTTCAACTTCAATCGTAAACAGCGCGTCAAGTTCTATTACGAATGCGTCCCAATTTTCGCTTGACGGATCGAGTTGATACGTTCCGTTTTCCTGTTTGACCCCGAGGTCCTCAAGAAATTTTGTGCGCCGTCCGTTGAGAATTTCAAGTTCGTTCGCAACCGCTTTAGCCATGCGTGCAATTTTTATGGCGACACCCGCAGTCAGTCCCTTGGCATTCAACAGCTCTGCGAAACTGTTGCTCGAATTCCAAATGTCTCTCATTGTTACCTGCATTTCCAAACCCCTTTTTTGTCCAGGTCAAAACTACAGGGGAGGCAGTCCAGTACCGCCCCCCCATTGAAAACGAAAACTCAATTCCATTCGGTCGAAATGACGGCGGGAATATAATACATCACGCTGTCTTTGTAGATTCGCAGCCCAATGCTATTCGGGGGAAGTTCCGTAAGACTTGTACTCGAAATAACCTTTGCAACCTCAGCCGCGGCGGTCCATCCGCTAATATCAAACAGGCAGGCGTCCGTATCAACGTCACCTTTTCCCGTAGCATTGCCGCTATTGCAGAGACGCAAAACCGAAAGCCTTGTCAAACCCGCCGGATCGCTTGCCGCGCCGTCCGAATAAATCTCGAAGTTTCCAGCCGTCAACGTTCCAGTCGGCGCCCAACTCGCGACATTTGGAATATGCAGCGTTCCGCCGACAGCCGCGCCAAGACCGCTACACTCACTCGCGCCAGCCGTCGCAAGAAAATCAAGACTGATGTGTGCACCACGCGCAGTCCCGATATTCGCCTCGACGGTCGTATACGCTCGCAATGCTTCTCCGCCGCCGGTAGTCGCGCCAGCCAAATATAGGCGAAGATACGCCACCCGCGTATCCGACCCCGCGCCGGTTGCCGTAGATTCGCCACGAAACTCCAGGAAGTTTTTACTCGCGACTGCGGTAGTCGCCGGAGTTCCGTCTGTACCCGATCCGAGAATCAACGCCGAATTATCCGCCGCCGAATTCGCGCTGACAAACAATCGACTGGCAACCTCAATCCCGCCCGCCGAAGTAAATTCCGTCAGCTTATCGATGAGCAATCCGTCCGCGTGTTCAATCTGTACCTGGTTTTTGATCCCGACTAAATTAGTCGTATCAAATGCAACGCCCATGTAAAAATCAGCAGTAGCCATAATCATAAACTCCTATTTTTTTTCCGGTCATAACCGGGAGAAATCAAAACGTGCGTGAAGGATGCGCACCCCCCATTAAAATTCCTGCGGCTTAAGTGGCGCCGGTTGCCAAACGCGCCAGATAATTCGGCTGGACTACGCCGCCGCCATAAGCACACGAAACACGAAACAGAGTCATAGCGTCACCGGGGATGTTGCTGATGGTCAACGCCGCGCCGGACAGAGGATCGACGCCGGAGAAATGGCTACCAATTATGTCGCCGCCTTCAATGCTCGTAGGCATCGTGCGGAAAGCCATGCCGAAACCGTAAGAGTTGCCGCCGATGTTCATGCGGCCAGTCCCGTTATTCGTGACCTCTGCAAGAGTTTCGTCTTCGTCAACAGCTTCCTCGAGCGGGCGATTAAGCGTGATGTCACCTGTCGCGGCAGCCGCAATAGATACAGCAGCGGTAGACGTGTATTGGTGGTTAGTGTTGCCGGAAAACGTAAACGGATCGCCAGCCGCCATTACAAAACCACTGCCGCCAGTGACGGTAACATTGATCGTAGTTTCGCCTACAGCGGTGTCGGCGGTTGCGTCAACTACGCCACCTCCCAGAGTGTAGGTCGACGTGTGAGTCGGGATATACCGATCAGTCACAATATCCAAATTCATCAACCTGCCGAGCTGCCCCTGCCTGATAACGCCCTGATCGCCCAACCGTTCGGCCTGCTGGACCTCTGCGAGTTTTCGCGCCGCCGCCGTATCGGTGATCGAAATGGCGAGAAATCTATTAGCCATTGGGCAACGCTGGCGCGTAAGAAGCGCGTCAAAATCTGACAGGCAATCAATGTCACTCGCAAACGCGCCAGTGCCAGCCGTACCACACTGGCCGGAAATCATGTAATAAAAATCGTACAGATACGATGCCATCTGATTCGCAATCGAACGAACCGCCTCGACCATCTGATTCGGCACGACGTTCTGTGTGTGATACAGGACAGCCTCTTCTTGCGTGACGCCGAACTCCTGTTTCTTCCACTGGTCAACCGTGACCGTTGACGCGGAAAGATTCATGTTGCTCGGAGTCGGGGGAGTCATGGACGGAACCATGTCACCAGGAGTATCAAAAGCGACAGGCCGGTTAATGACAACCTGTTGGCCTTTTTGGGCGGCAAGACCGGCATTCATATTCCAGGCGTCTTCACGCGACACCATCGACAGCACGGGGAGTTCTTCGCGCAAAACTTTTTGCGCGCCAAGGTAAATTTTTGGCAGTAGATTAGATGCAAAAGTGTTAGCCATGATAAATCTCCAAAATCAACTTGATCTATCCAGGTAGCAGAAAGTGTGCATAGATCAAACCCGGACAAAATTGGGACGGCGTCCGGGTAAACGCCAATTCGGGAGCTACCCTATCCCGTTAAAAGTCGATGCACTTGGCGCGGTTTTCCGCAATCGCTTTTATCACATGCGGCTCATTGATTTGCGCTCTTGTGTATTCGACCATACTGGCGGGAGGTGAAGCTCTCCCGCGTGGCACCCCAACGGTTGAAGGATTTATTTGCGCAGGGAGATAAGTCCTGCCTGATTCTGTCTGGAGCCATGCACCGATATAATCAGGCAATGAGGTCAATGTCTCCGGAGCTTCACGGATGCCGATTGCAAATGTTCCGTAATCGCCTACCGTACTCTCAAGACGTTCCCCCATCTCGATATCAAATATACGCGAAACTCCCTGCACGTTTGCCTCTGGGATTCCGGCCTTAAGCATTGCCGATTGAATTTGCGAAAACTTAGCGTGACTCAATTGCTGTTGTTCTCGCTTTTCCAAATCTTTCACGCGCTGGCTCAATACCGGATCGGTAGTCAATTCTGGATTGCTATTTGTCGGAGGCGGGCCTTCCGAACCATTCACCGCCGCGAGATTATCAACCGTTGTCTGCAAAGATTTCAGGGCATTACCCTGTTGACCTAAAATACCGGACTGTCTCTGCACGCGATCTTTCAACTCTGTATTTTCAGCAATCAAAGAATTTAACTGATCAACCGTTGCGTTAGCTGGCGTAATATCTCCCGCGCCTGCATTCAGGGAAATCGCTGGATCACCCGGAGCGATTGTTGCCGGGGGCACGCTGGATTGCGTGGGGTCTGATTCGGGCATTTCTCTTCCTTTCGCGTAAAAACAATCAAAAACGTCGGCACGCGCTCGACGTTATATTTTATTTCGGGCTAGACTTCGGGCCGTAAATATGCCAATAAGCCCCACGCCCGAACTTCAAAGCCTCTTCAACTTTTACCGCAAGCGCGTCAAACTCTTCACGCGTTATCGGCTTCTCTGCCTTGTCCTTCGGTTTGCTCTTTGTCTCCATCTTCAATTCCTTTCGTATTTATAATCGTTTGAGCTTCGTCGAGTGTCGCGTCAAACTCATCCATGCCGCGCAACTCGATATTCAAATCGGACTCTCCGCGATATTCTTTAACCGCCTGTATCCATCTGTTAAGCGCGTCACGGATAGGCCACGAAAATGACGCAAGCAAGGTATGAAGCGGGTCTTTATGTTTATCAATTGCGGTCCCGCTCATTCTCCCCGCCTGGTCAATATTCGCGGAATTTATAGCCAATGCCTGCAAAACTTCATACAAAGCATTTACATCAATCTCAACCTCTTTGAATAGCGGATCGTAAATAGCCGACGGAGGTGCAATGAATGCCGCGCTTTCGCCCTCATCGGCTTTCAGCTTCAATGCCGCTTGCGCCGTTGCGAAAATGCTTTTCGGGTCAGTTGACACCAATGACAAAACAAGCAATGAGTATGCACCTTGATCTAGCGCATAGGTCAAAGACGATTCGCGATTAAATAACTTTTTTACAACATCTGAAATACGTTCCATAACCCAATGCCCCGCAGTCGCCCTAACATCAAAGACCGGCAGGCACCCGAACTCATGTTTTGTGTCATTAACCAAATTCGCGACATCGGTATCCTTGAATTCCTCTTCGGGCTTTTTCTTCGCAACATAGACGGCGATTGAATTTTCATCAAAGAATGTCCAGTAGTGCGTTTCTAAATCGGGTTGTGACCATATTGCGAATTCGTCTCTGGTCGCCTCAACCGTATGCCGTCTCAGCATTGACAGTTTCCCAGCGTCAGACAAAAACCAATCGTCAGCAGACGCGGCACTAATCAATCTGATCGTAGCGGCCTTGCCATCGACAACACCTCTACTCGATTCAGTCTCGCGAAATTCAGCTTGAAAATATGCACGTTTATGCAGCATCGTATCGCGTAACGACTCACGGGCAACCGCAACCAACGGACTGCCCAAACCATCCGCGTCACAATTCAAACTCTCCCAGTACGCTTTCTGCTCATCGGTGCCGTCAGTGATTACGATTTCAGGCTTGACCCTGAAAACCGCCGCCGTTAACCAGTCGACCATACCGCCAGCACGGTTGACATAATACGCCGATTTCTTTCTCTGCTCATAATGAGCTTGACCGCCGATGCCGGAAGCATCTCCACTGAGCTCTTCGATTTTCCGCTTGACCAGGAATCTATCAATCCGATCCCGGAATACATCGCCGCCAAAATACAAAGCCGCATGGTCAAGAATCTTATCCCCGTCATATTCGGGATTGTCCTTTTGCAATTCTTTAACCATGAGTGTTGCCGGAAATGCTATATCCATTTGGGCCCCTACAGTACCGAATCAATCGAGACGCCGCCGCCCGAATTATCGCCCCAACGCCTAAGCATCCCCTGCCAGCCTTGGGCGACCGCCGCAACTAAATCATCATCATGGCCGTCAGGTCCGTGGTACTCATACCGATTTGACGACGGCCTGTATGTATACTCGTAAAGCGATAATTGGTTGTGAACCTGGTCTAGCTCTTTAGGCACGCCGAGCTTGCCTTGCTCAAGAGCTACGGACAGATCGTTTATGACGCGCTCTTTATTCCCCATTGTCCAATAAAATTCACGCAAACGATCTTTAAGCAAACGACGATAAATTTTCAACACTTCGTCCTGTGGTCGCTTGCCACCAGTCGCGCCGCCGGTCGAGTCAATGACCACCGTAGCGTTCCCGAAATCGCGGGAAAGCCGGTCAAGATGTTTTGCACCGATGTCATGCTTTTCACGTAGCGGCCTTATGTTCTCATGGACAATTGTTTTCGCCTGAATATCAAAAACAACTATTGCAGACGGGTCAACAATTTTGCCAAGGTCCGCAGATATCAGATATGACCTACCCTGCATTCCACGGCTAATAACCATCCCGCGCCTAGCCGATTGCAAATCATCATCACGGAATACAGCACGGTCATTAGAGCCAGGTAGGCAATCGTATTCCTGATCGTAAATTGCTCTAGGCATTTGCGACTTAACCGCTTCGATCTCTGCACGGCCATCAACGCAACGGAATGACAACCCGCTTGACGTGGCAAAAACCCATGTCCTAAAATCAGAGATAGACTGATCAAGGCCGCGCTCATAAAATGCCCTGTAAACCCAATTACGTCCACGGAACTGACCGGACAATCTGAGCTTGCCCCGCCGGTCCGAAAGCAACGGCCGAATGACAGACCAGAAATCTCTTTCATCAATATCCTGTATTTCGTCTACCCAACATTCTTGAATACCGTCGCCGCGTAATGATTGCGGCCTCTGGAAATTTCGGTAATGGATTTCAGCACCATTGTGGAAATAGATAGACGGGTACGGACTGGCAACCGACCGGCGTATCAATGGCTGTATTTCAGGATGGTTGTTTAGTCCGTCATATTCCTTTCTGGCCTGCCAGGAAAAGGGAGAGATAAACCAGTAGCGGAAATTCGGAATCTGCATTTTCATCAGGATTCGATTTCGACTAGTAAACGTTTTCCCCCACCGGCGTCCCGCAAATAGAGAGGCATTCCGTGATTCGCACGAGACGAAATCAATCTGGTCATTAGTCGCAAACAGCCGCAAACCTAATACCCCCAAGATAATTATCGAGAAAATCAAGCACGGAAGGATTAGAAATTTGCGAATCATAACCTTACCCCAATAGCTGGCCAGTGTAAATTTACACAACGGAGCCGTGCGCGTCAACACAATTTTCGAAAAATACCAGCGCAAAATCACACAGCTTCAAAGCTAATAGTCAATGTGTCTCTGGTTTTTTGAAATCCCCTTCATATAACTATATAAGCACAAGGGACTTATAATCACCACTCCGTTTTTTTCCATTTCGGCGAAATAAG